GTGTCGGTTGACAATCGAGGGTCGGTTACTGTCGTTGTCGCAAGTGGTGAAGACGCTGTGTGGGTTGAGTTTGGTGCTGGTGTCTATCATAATGGCTCTCCCGGTTCGTCCCCTCACCCTCACGGTGCGGAACTGGGAATGACAATCGGTGGATTCGGTAAGGGTAACGGCAAGAAAGAGGTTTGGGGATTCTACGAAAATGGCGAATTGAAGCTGTCTCGTGGTACTCCGGCTCGTATGCCGATGGCTCTTGCAATCACCACCGTTTGCAATGATATTCAATCTATCGCAAAGGAGGTGTTCGGGTGATTGACATTGAGACAGAGGTATTCAGTATCGTGTCCGCAGAGGTGCGAAAGAAATATCAGAAAATCTATATGACTGGCGAATATGTCAAGTCTCCACCTTCCTTCCCTTGTGTCTCTCTCATTGAGACAGACAATCAAGTTTATCGAAACACTCGAGATTCCGGGTGTATCGAAAACCACGCACAGGTGCTTTACGAGGTGAATGTCTACTCTAACAAAACGAGTGGCAAGAAGACTGAATGTAAAGCAATCATCGCTCTCATTGATTCCAAGATGGAAGCACTCGGTTTCACACGAACCCTTATGAACCCTGTTCCAAACGAGGAAGACGCAACGGTTTACAGAATGGTGGCTCGATACAGGGCTATCGTTTCTAAAAACAAAACTATTTATAGGAGGTAAACAAGCATGGCTATTAGCACTTACAAGATTTTTCTCATGCAGAAGAACACTTCCGCATGGGAGAAGCTGATTGACATTAAGGAGTTTCCCGACCTCGGCGGTGCGCCGGAAATGCTGGAAACTACTACTCTGTCTGACAAAATGCAGACTTACATTCCGGGTATTCAGTCCCTCGATTCTCTTGAGTTCACTGCGAACTACACTCTCGAGGAGTACAAGAAGCTGAAAGCACTGGAAGGTACGGAGAAGGAGTTCGCCGTTTGGTTCGGTGGTACGGAAGTTGGCGATACCGTCACTCCTACTGGTGACAGCGGTAAGTTCAAGTTCAAAGGCTCTCTGTCTGTTTATGCTAACGGCGGCGGCACGAATGAGGTTGTCGAAATGACTATCACTATCGCTCCGTCTACTGTTATCAGCATGGACGCAGAGTAAGGAAAAATAAGGAGGATAAATCATCATGGCAAAGCAGTTGAAATTCACTTTCAAGGATAAAGAATATGTCCTTGAGTTCACTCGCAGAACGGTTACGGAAATGGAAAAGAAGGGCTTCGTTGCGGCAGAGGTCGAGAACAAGCCTATGTCCACTCTCCCGGCACTGTTTGAAGGTGCGTTCCTCGCACATCATCGTTTCGAGAAGAAGGAAGTTATCAACGAAATCTTCTCCCACATGACGAACAAGGAGGAGCTTATCGGTAAGCTGGCAGAAATGTACAACGAGCCGATTATGGCACTGGTCGAAGAACCCGAGGAATCCGAGGGAAACGTAAGCTGGACAGCGAGTTGGTAAGTGATTCGCTGTTGACAGATGAATCCGCTAACAAGGGGAGCGAGCGTGAGAATCGCTCTGCTCCCCCTTCTTATTCGGAGATTTTTCTCGCAAAGTTCCCCTATTACTTATCAATAGGCATGACGGAAGAACAATACTGGGATAGAGATTCTACTCTCGTGAAGTCCTACCGCAAAGCGGAGGAGCTTCGCAAAGAGAGGGTCAATCAAGAAATGTGGTTACAGGGTATGTATATCTATGACGCTATTTCTCGTCTGTCTCCGATTCTTCGTGCTTTCGCCAAAAAGGGAACGAAAGCCCAACCTTATGTTGAGGAAGCATATCCCATCAATAAAAAGACGGTGGAGGAAGCAGAACTCAAGAAGGAAAAGGCTAAGTCTGAAAAGGGTCTGCGCTATATGCAAGCGTATATGGTACAGGCAAATAAGCAGTTACAAGAAAGGAAGTGAGTTTTATGCCTACTACAATCGAACAACTCGAATTGGAAGTTCAGTCGAGTTCCACCTCGGCTGTCGCTGGTATAGACGCTCTTTCCGCTTCTTTGTCCAAACTCAAAAATGCAGTTAGGGGCGGTGTCGGATTAACAAGCGTTGCAAATCAAGTACGCAATCTCGATACCGCCCTTAAAAGCATGGATAGTTCCGGGGCAGATAAGATTGACAAGCTCGCTTCCAGTTTGGAAAAGCTGAAAGGTCTCGGCAGTCTCAAAATTTCGTCTTCCATCGGAAATCAGCTTCAAAATATTGGCAGTGCCGCCGCTTCCCTCACTGGTGTAGATTTCAGTGCCATGGAGAAGCTGGGGACAGCACTTCAACCGTTGAACAATCTGAACGCTTCCGGGCTAAAGTCCACTATCAATGCGCTCAATAAGTTACCGAAGCTGGCAGACACCCTCGACAACATGGATATGACTAAGTTCACCAGTCAAATTCAGCAGTTGTCTACGGCTCTTGCTCCGCTGACAAATCAGCTCAATGCTGTAACTGCGGCGTTCAATCGTCTTCCTACGAACATTCAGAGAGCTATTACCGTCACGAACAGAATCTCGCAAGAGAACAATAAGGCGGCAAATAGTTACATGAATCTGTATGCCAAAATCAAAATGGCTATGGGTGTTGTTCGTACTGGTGCGAGAGTAATTGCTTCGTGGATAACACAGTCCAACCAGTACATTGAGGATTTGAACCTGTTTACCGCTTCTATGGGTAAATACGCAGAGGAAGCACAGAACTACGCAGAAGCAGTCAGCGAAGCTCTCGGTATCGACCCGGGCGAGTTCATGCGAAGTCAAGGTGTGTTCAACACCATCATTAGCGGTTTCGGCGTGGCGAGCGATAAAGCGTACCTCATGTCCAAGAACCTCACACAGCTCGGCTACGACATTTCTTCGTTCTTCAACATTTCGTTTGAGGACGCAATGCAGAAGTTACAGTCGGGTATCTCGGGTGAGCTTGAACCGCTTCGTAGACTGGGTTACGACCTGTCTGTTGCAAGACTGCAAGAGGAAGCTCTTGCTCTCGGTATCGAGAAAAAGGTCTCTGCTATGACACAGGCTGAAAAGTCGCAGTTGCGTTACTACGCAATTATGACACAGGTAACTACCGCTCAAGGCGATATGGCTCGTACTCTGAACGCTCCGGCGAACCAGCTTCGTGTTTTACAGGCACAGGTTACGCAGTGTGCAAGAGCTTTGGGTAATATCTTTATCCCGGCTCTGAACGCAGTATTGCCGTATGCAATCGCTTTGGCGAAGGTTATCCGTATGATAGCGAACTCTATCGCAAGTCTGTTCGGATTCAAACTCCCGGAAGTAGATTATTCCGGCATTTCTGCTGGTGCTTCTGCGGTTGGCGATTTGGCTGACAACGCCGGGGACGCTTCCGATGGGCTGGGTAAAGCCGGGAAAGCGGCTAAGAAGCTGAAAAATGCTCTGCTCGGTATTGACGAGCTGAACGTCCTGTCTAAAGACGATAGTTCCAGTGGAAGCGGTAGCGGCTCGGGTGCTGGTATCGGCGGTGGGGATTTAGGCATTGACCTTCCTACCTACGATTTCCTCGGTGACGCAATCACTTCCAAGGTTGACGAAATCGTTCAGATGATTAAGGACGCTATGTGGGAAATCACGGCTGTTATCAGCGGATTCTTACTGGCAATCGGTACTATCCTTGTTGTCACTGGTGCGAACATTCCTCTCGGTCTCGGTCTCATGGCTGTTGGTGCTGTCGGTTTGGCGGCTTCGGTAATGGCGAACTGGAACGGAATGTCGGAACGGTTGGCGAAGGTACTCACCCTCGTTACCGGGGTGTTGGGTGGCTTCCTGTTGGCTATCGGTGCTTTCCTTGTATTTTCGGGTGTCAACGTACCGCTCGGTGCTGGTCTCATGGTGGCTGGTGCGGCGGCTCTCGGTACTGCGGCTGTAATTAACTGGAAGTTCCTCAATGGAGACCTGTCGAACGCTCTGTCCATTCTCACGGCAATCGTGAGTGGTGCGTTGCTGGCTATGGGTGCATTGTTCGCCTTTACTGGTGTTGATGTTCCTCTCGGTATCGCATTGATGGCGGCTGGTGCTGTCGGCATGGTTACAGCAATCGGTCTTAACTGGGATTCGATGTCCGACCCTCTCCGTAGGACAATCGGTATGCTCGAAACCATTGTTGGAGGTGCATTGCTGACATTCGGTGCAATTCTCGCTCTGACTGGTGTAAACGTTCCTCTCGGTGTTGCGATGATTGCCGCTGGTGCGGTTTCTGTCGCTTCGGCAGTAGCTTTGAACTGGAACTCCTTAACAGGTGATGTTCAAGAATCCGTACTAAGCATTGTGGCTATCGTGAGCGGTGCTTTAATCGGTGTCGGTGCAATCCTCGCTCTGACAGGAGTTGCAACCGGGCTGGGTATTGCGATGATTGCCGCTGGTGCTGTTGGTCTTGCCGCAACGGTCGGCTTGAATTGGAATAGTATGCCGGACAGTATCAGAAAGGTTACTACGAAGATTCTTCTCATTGCTGGGGCGGCTTCCATTGCCATAGGTATGATTCTCGCTTTCACAGGAGTTGCAACTCCTCTCGGCGTAGGTCTTATCCTCGCTGGTGCGGCGGCTCTCGGTACGGCTGTGGCTCTTAACTGGGACACTTTGACAAACAAGCTAAAGGGCGTAACTACTAAAATACTTGCTATCGCTGGGGCGGCGGCTCTTGCAATCGGTATTATCCTGTGCTTCACCGGGGTTGGTATTCCTCTAGGTGTTGGATTGATATTATCGGGTGCGGCGGCTCTCGGTACAGCAGTAGCTATTAACTGGGAAACCATCAAAGAAAAAATCAAGGGGGTTTTTACCAAGATTAAATCAATGGCTGGTTCTCTCGGCAAACTCGCTATCGGTCTCATGTTGTGTCTGACAGGTGTTGGTATTCCTCTCGGTCTTGCTCTCATTGCCGATGGAGTTAAAGACTTCGCTACTGGAAAACCTGTTAGCTGGGGTTCGATGGTGAGCGGAATTAAGGAAGCTCTCGGAAATATATCTGACGAGTGGAACAAATTCAAAAAGAAGGTTAAGAACAGCAAACCTGTTCAATTCCTTGCCGAAGTAAAGAACAATGCTTCGGAATGGTGGGACAACGTAAAAGATTGGTGGTCTGACAAAACGAAAGACGGTCTCTCTCTTGAAACTGGCGTAAAGCTCGTAAAAGATGGCTGGTCTTCTGTGAAGAACTGGATTGGTAACATTCCGGCTGTGAAACAGGGTGTCGGGCTTCTGAAATCCGGCTGGTCTACCGTGAAAAACTGGATAGGCAACATTCCTACCGTAGACCAAGCTGTCGCACTCGCAAAGAGCGGCTGGCAGACGGTCAAGGGTTGGATTGGTAATATCCCGGGAGTATCGCAAGCAGTAAGTCTTGAAGAACCTTTTCACTGTACCTGTTGCGATTGACAACACTGGTACTACGCTTCTTGCTGACGATTTGGGTAATGCAATCGTGGCAGATTGGAAATATAAGGAGGAATAAAAATGAGTGCAATCAGTATTGAAACCAAGAAAGTGACGGAACTCACGGCGTTCACCACACCGACCGATTCGTGTCTGATTCCGATTCACGATGGCACAGGCTTGAAGAAAATCACCTTTGCCAATTTCAGAGCCAAGGCGGTTGAGGGTACGGAAGCGAAAATCGCTCCTCTGCTCTTTAACAACGCCGGGGCGCACAATGCAATTTACCGTGGCAAGTCGCTGGGTAGCACCGTGACTACCGCACAGTATGCCGCTATCAAGGCTGGTACATTCGATGATTTATACATCGGTGATTACTGGACTATCGGCGGTGTCAACTACCGTATTGCGGCGTTCGATTACTACCTCAACAGTGGCGATACGAGCTGTACCACCCACCATGTAGTTATCGTGCCGGACACTTGCCTGTACAACGCACAAATGCACAACACCAGCTCCGGCGGTTACGAAGGTGGTGCGGCAAATACTACGACTGGCGGCTATGTCGGCTCGGATATGTACAAGAGCAATCTCGAACAGGCTAAGACCACTATCAAGGGTGCGTTCAGCGGTCATGTTCTGAAACACAGAATCTATCTGACGAACGCTGTTGCGAATGGTCGTGCTTCCGGCGGCGCATGGTGCGATTCCGAAGTTGACCTTATGTGCGAGCAGATGGTCTACGGCAGTGGTATTTTCTCCCCTGTTTCTGACGGTAGCAATGTCCCGGCTAACTACCGTGTCGAGAAATCCCAGTTGCCGCTGTTCCAGCACGAGCCGAGCCGTATTTGCAATCGTGCGACATGGTGGTTACGAGACGTTATTACCGCTTCCGATTTCGCCGATGTCTACGACAACGGTGATGCGAACTGCGGCTACGCTTCCTATTCTCGTGGCGTTCGCCCGGCTTTCTGTATATCTTAAATCTGCGCCCCCTTGTGGGGCGCACAAGGAGGTTTATTAACAAGTGTCTGTATTGAAATCGAAACGAAAACCGTCACAGTTTGAGGTATTTCACCACCTCAACAAAATGCGTAAGGAGGTCACGGATTTACTGCTCCGTGATTTCGGGTACGACCTCGACAAAGCCGTGAAGAAAGTTGAAACGACCTTCGGCGGCAGACCGTATGAGGAGTTATCACCCGATGAAAAAGTCCGATATGAAAAGCTCATGGAAAAGAACACTGCGTTTGCAGAATGGTTCATCGCAGACGAGCGAAAAGTGATTGTTGATTGTCTGCGTAATATCACCGAGGAGGTATATGTTGCAAACAGCATTTACCCAACCTACCGGGAAGAACTGGTTGAGCGCAGAGTTCACCAAGACCGAGCAGTCGGACAGTGTTATAGGCTCACACAGGAATTGCAGTATGCTATCGAGACCCTTCCTGTCGATGTGAACAAGTACCTTCGTTTCGCTGAAATGATACAGACCGAAATAAACCTCCTTAAAGGTTGGAGAAAGTCTGACAACAAGTTCAAGTCGGCTCTCCAAGAGGGTAATCTCTGATTCCGCTTCCAATTTCGCCAATGTCAACAACAACGGTAATGCGAACTACAACAACGCTTCCAATTCTAATGGCGTTCGCCCGGATTTCGATTCTGTGATTGAGTAGCCTATCGAGCGTTTCACAGACAGAGAAAGGAGAGATTATCCTTCCGTATGGTAAATACTAAATGCGACACCTCCTATTACGATAGCCGAGGTTATCAGCGCAAGATATTTGATGGAAATGTTCTTTACGAAAGTAAAGCTAAAGCAATGAAAGGTAGTGATTGGAAACCACAGGTACAGAGGTTTAACATGACCTATCTGTTGGAGTTATCGAAAATGCAACGAGACCTTGAGAACATGGAGTATGAGTTCTTACCAACTACAAACTTCACCTTGCATGAACGAGGAAAGCTCCGGCGTATTACAGGCGAACAGGTTCAAGACAGAATCGTGAAACACGCTCTCTGTGACGAGGTTTTGAATCCTCTGATTGAACCACACCTCATTTATGACAATGGAGCAAGCGTTGTCGGAAAAGGTATCGCTTTCACTCGTAAGAGGTTGCTCACCCACCTTCGGAAATATTATGCACAGCATGGTAGTAACGAAGGGTACATTCTTCTGATAGACTTCTCAAAATACTACGACAATATCAGACATGATGTGTTGTTGAAGTTGTTTGAGCAGTATGTCGATGATGAACACGCCCTATGGCTTCTGCGGAAGACCGTAGAACGCTCAAGGGTTGATGTATCGTACATGAGTGATGAAGAATATGAACACTGTCTCGACAAGTTGTTTGATTCTCTCCTCTATCAGTATATGAACCCGAAGCTGTTCACAGGCGAAAAGTTCATGGGAAAGCACCTCAATATCGGAGACCAAGTGGCACAGACCGCCGGAATCTCTTACCGAATACGAATTGATAACTATGTCAAAATCGTTCGTGGTGTGAAATTCTACGCTGGCTACATGGACGATAGTTATGCTATTCACGAGAGCAAAGAGTTCTTACAGGAGCTTCTTGAGGACATTATCGAGATAGCGAACGAACTCGGAATCACGGTCAATACCCGGAAGACGAGAATCTGTAAGCTCTCCGAGCATTGGCGATTTCTTCAAGTTCAATACTCTCTAACGGACACCGGGAGGGTGATTCAGAAAATCAATCCCAAACGGCTTACCGCAATGAGACGGAAAATGAAGAAACTCGCTCCGAAGCTAACAGAAAAGGAGTTTACGGACTTCTATAAGAGTTGGTTTAAGAATCATTACAAAATAATGAGTAAGAAACAACGAAGTAACATGGACACCCTATTCAATCAATTAAAGGAGGTAACGAAATGTACACTATCACCCTTGCCAATGGCAAAAAGCTGACCGGGCTGGATATGAACGGCACGAACTATGTCAGCAAAGAAAAGGTGGACGAGACTATTTTCAAGGATAATCTCTCTACTATGAAGGTCTCCGATGGGGAGACAGAGACTACCTACACTGATATGGTCTTCATTCAGCAGATGGAATGGGCTGACGGCACTTTCTATCTTGCGTTCCGTGAGAAGACCAAGGAGGAGAAGCTGGTAGCCGCTCTCAACGCAACCTCCGATAGTGTTACCGATGTACAGGTGGCACTTGCGGAAGTATACGAAATGGTTTTAGGAGGTAACTAACTATGGCTAAGATTTACGTTGCACTGATTCGCAAAGGTCTCAAGACCATTAACGATGTACCCGAACAGCTCCGAGAGGAAGTCAAGAAGCTGTTGGAGGAATAATCATGCTGTGGCGCATTTTGCTATGGCTCAACAGGAAGGAGGTGAAAAACATGGCTGTTATCTATGTGGCACTCATTGTCAAGGGTAAGCGTACTTACGCAAGCGTTCCGGCTGTTCTCAAGGAACAGGTAAAGGAAATGCTCATTGACCTTGAGCTGGAAGACCTTATCACGGAATAAGGCGGCATGAGGGAGGGTCGCTCCCGGCTCTCCCTCACATTCTAAAAGAGGAGGACAAGAAATGTGAACATTGAGTTCAATCAGATTCTTACCTTCGTCTCCGTTGTTGCCGCCGTGTACTTTGCTTTCAAGAGCAATAGTCGAGCCAATAATGACGAGGTGAGCAAGAAAGCACAGGTTGACGCTATTCTGTCTCAAAAGCTGGATTCTATCAGTGATGATACGAAAGAAATCCGCAAGGAAATCACAGACGTTAAGGTAAAGGTCAACGACCTGTCCGAGCGTGTCGTGATGGTTGAGCAGTCTACGAAATCCGCACACCACCGACTTGACCGATACGAGGAAGAAGAAATCTACCACGGTAAGCCAAGAAAACGATGGTGGGTATGAAAGGGGTGATACCCGATGAACCATTCAGATTTTGTCAAAACCGTTGCGGCGTATATCAAGAAGTACGCCCCGGTGTACGGAATCGAGGTCGTGTCACCTATCATCGCTCAAGCGGTGTTGGAAAGTGGCTACGGCACTTCCGAGCTGGCTGTAAACGCTCATAACTACTTTGGTCTGAAATACCGGGAAGGTCGTTGCAAGACCTGTATCGGTATCTATCACATGGTGGGAAGCGAGCAGAACGCAGACGGCAGTTACACCAGTTCTGCTATGCAGTGGTGTAAGTTCAAGGATATGGAAAACGGAGTTATCGGCTACTTCGATTTCATCAACATTCCGAACTATAAAAATCTCAAAGGCGTTACCGACCCTCGGAAATACCTTGAGAATATCAAAGCCGATGGCTATGCTACGTCTCACAAGTATGTGGACAACCTCATGCGTGTTATTGAGACATGGTATTTAACCGATTATGACAAGAAGGAGGAAACAAAAATGAGCAACAGTCCTTTGGTGGTCTACACCAAGCTCTCCCCGAACCATTCCGGGCAGAGAACCCATTCCATTGACCGTATCACGCCGCATTGTGTAGTAGGTCAGCTCTCCGCAGAGAGTATCTGTGGCTGTTTTATCAGCACCTCTCGACAGGCGAGTTGCAACTACGGTATCGGTACTGACGGTCGTATCTCCATGAGCGTTGAGGAGAAAAACCGTTCGTGGTGTTCTTCCAGTCGTGAGAACGACCAGCGAGCAGTCACTATCGAGTGTGCGTCTGACAAGACAGCTCCGTATGCGTTCAATAACGCTGTGTATGCGTCCCTCGTGAACCTGTGCGTTGATATTTGTCAGCGTAACGGCAAGAGCAAGCTCTTGTGGCTGGGCGATAAGAATAAGACCCTTGCCTATGCGCCGAAGTCCGATGAAATGGTACTGACGGTACATAGATGGTTCGCCAATAAATCTTGCCCGGGAGACTGGCTGTACAACCGTCTCGGCAACCTTGCCGCAGAGGTCACTAAGCGTCTCACAGGCGGCTCTACCGACACTGGTAAGGTAGATGTACCCTCTGACGGTAAAACGCTGTACAGGGTGCAGACAGGGGCGTTCTCGAAGCGTTCCAACGCTGACGCATGGGCGGCAAAACTGAAAGCCGCTGGCTTCGATACCTACATCGTACAGATGGGTAATCTGTACAAGGTACAGGTCGGTGCTTACAGTCAGAAGTCCAATGCCGAGAACATGATGGCGAAGCTGAAAGCCGCTGGCTATGACGCTTTTATCACTACCAAGTCCGGCACTGCGGCTGGTACTGCGAAGAAATCTGCGGCTGAAATCGCCAAGGAAATCTACAACGGTACTTGCTCTGACGCTCGCTGGTCTTCGTGGGGCAACGGTACAGACCGTGTAAATCGTCTGAAACAGGCTGGTTATGACCCGAGCGAAGTGCAGTCCGAGGTCAATAAGCTGTTTTAACCCAAGTAGTAAAAGTAGTTGAAAATCGGTTTTTGCGTAAACTTTTTATAGATACGCGCGTATATAGAGGAAGTTATACGAAAAAAGCCAAGAACAGCTACTTTAACTACTTCAAACATCAAATTTAAGGAGGAAATCAACATGATTAACTGGAAAGTGCGTATCAAAAACAAGAGCTTTTGGATTGCTCTGATTCCAGCGGTGCTTCTGCTGGTACAGGTGATTGCCGCTGTCTTCGGTTACACCCTCGATTTGGGTGAGCTGGGGGACAAGCTGTTGGCTGTTGTCAATGCTCTGTTCGCAGTCCTCACGATTCTCGGTATCGTGACTGACCCGACCACTGCTGGCATTGGAGATTCCAAACAGGCTCTTACTTACGAGACACCTAAAAAAGAGGACGCAGTTTAA